GCTGTCGCAGATGCCCTGCTGGATGGCGGTGATACCGGTCGTGATACCGTTGAGTGCGAAGCCTTCGTTGATGTCGGCGCGGGTCGCCATGCCCTGAAGGCCAGCTCCGCCGCCGAAGCCGCCGAAGCCGCCACCATAGCCAAAGCCACCGCCGAACAGCGCGGCGATCACGATGATCCAGATTATGCCAGCGATGCCGCCGCCACCGAAGCCGTCGTTACAGTTGCTGTTGTTGTCCTGACCGAGAGCGTATCCCATTGCAAAGTCGTCACTCATTTGTGTTCCACCTCCGTGTGTCTGTATTTCGAACGGCATTCGCCGTTACGATCATTTAGGGAGCCTTATGCCAAGCTGTTTCGCGAACAGATTAAGGTCTACGCCACGCTGTTTTGCTATGTCATAGGCCATCCTCTCCATTTCCGCGGGTGTCTTGCCATTGACCATCTGAAGCACCTGTCCAAGCTGCGGATTGGTCTGGGCTATGCCGGTTAGCATCTGCATGGGGTTGCCGCTTTGCTGAAGCATCTGTATCAACTGAATAGGATTCATCATTCCTGCTCACTCCTTCCGCGCATCATGTCCTTTATCTGCTGGAGCTCCGCGCGCAGCTGGTCGACCACTTCCATGGGCGCCCAGCGCTGCGCCTGCTGCGGTTCGGCGGGCTGCTGCACGGGCTTTATGCAAGCAAAATCCCTAAACTGGGACATGCCGTTAGGGGCCACCGCTTTAACATAAATCATGCTGTGCGCCTCGTCCATAAACAGGTTCGGTCTGCCATCTGTCGCCACCATGGCCGCGAGTGCCTCTTCGCGGCTGGCTACGTATCTGGCGAAGAGCGTTCCCGGCTGCTGATCGCCCATCTGCTGCGCGCTCTGCCCCATCTGTATGGGCTGCTGCATCTGCGGCGGCGACTGCATGGGCCCCGCCGTGTTCATCATCGGCGTGTACGGATTGCCAAAGTAGTTGACGCTAGGGTTGTAACTGGGGTTATATCCATATGCCACGCGCATCACCTCCGTCGTTTCTATGGGTTGATTATCGCATTTTCCAGATTTTCACGGGTGCAAGTGGGCTGCACATGCGTGCAATGTGCGTGCATATGCGTGCAATGGTATAAAAAAAGAGGCCGGAGCTTACGCTCCGGCTTTTCTTGTGCGCACCATCATCCGCTCCAGCTCCGGCAGGATATGTCTGTCGAGTCGGCGGGATACGGTGCTGCGGTCCATGTTGTGGGCCTCGCCCACGTCTATCAGATCCATTCGCCACACAATGCACTGAGTGGCGATCTCTTTGTCCTCGGGACTGAGTTTTGCGATACTGAGGAGCCCGGCGAACTCCTCCGACGTCCAGTTATCAAACTGCGGATATTTGCGACGAGCTCCCATCAATATCACTCCTCTCCGGTCTGTCCTTCAGGCACTTCCGGCAGTCCTGCTACGCTGGTAAGCAGCGAGAGCACACCGGCCAGCAGCGATGCACTGCCAACCATCAGCCAGTTTACCTCGGTAAATACCGCAGTAGTGCCGATGGTTGCTACCGCCGTCTGCGCCACAGTTTTGACTGCACGCACTCCCGCTGCCTTCAGCCACTTCTTGGTCTTGTTACACATATATTTACCTCCTCACTTTACTCCGAAATATGCCAGCGCCGCGCCGACGAGCAGCACCACAATGGTCTTGACGACCTCAAAGGAGATCTTCTTCCACTTATCGGCGGGCTCGTTTTCGATAGTCTCCACGCGGCGGTCAATCTTTTCGACCGTCTTCTTGGTCTCGTTCATGGCCTCGGCCAGCTTTTCAACCGATGTAGCCAGCGTATGTATCGCGTTGATCTGCTCGTCGTGCTCGTGCAGCCGCCTGCGGAACGACTCATGTTCTTTGTTGTTAGCCGCCATGTCTGCACGCAAAGTCTTGATGTCCCCATCGTGGACCATGCAAAGCTGTCCGTCCATTACGCCGCCACCACCTTGCTGTATTTCGGGCCTACCCAGCCCTCGCGGCCGCCGGGCAGGATCACCGCATGCCAGCCGTTCTCAGACGTGGCACGCCAGACGCACATGGTGCCCTCGCGTACTACGGTGATCACTTCATGCTGCGTGCCGGCGCCCTCGCGGATATTGACCGTATTGCCGGTGATCTCGATGAAGATCGGCTCCACAGCTTCGCTCTCGCCGTCATCGTCCTGGGCCTCACGCTCGGCAAGGATGCCCATGAGCGCCGCGTGGGACTTCTCTCCGTACATGCCGTCGGCGGTCAGGCCGTTGTCCTTCTGGAAGGCCTTCACCGCGGCGATGGTCTCGCTGCCGTAATCGCCGTCTGCGCCGTACTTTGGCAGAGCATAGCCCAGCTCCATCAGCAGCTCCTGCAAGAGTTTGACGTCGTCGCCCTTGCGGCCCTTTTTGAGCAGCCTGCTGCCCAGCGTGCCGACGGATACGGGCGTTTCTGCCTCGGGCTGGTCTGCCTCGCCGTAATTGACGAAGGGCAGCTCATACCAGTGCGTCCAGGTGCGGTCCTTCAGCCTGGTGTCCACGCGGCCGTACTTGTAGCCGCGCCATTCGCGCACGATGCCGCCGCCCATGTAGTAGCCCACGTGGCCGGCATAGCGCACGGCGATGCCGGGCCGGTCGGGCATGGTGTTGATGGTACCCCAGTCGCAGCCCTGCTCCTTGGCGAAGCGGAAGAGGCCGTCGGCGCTCACGTCGGGCATGCCGTTGGAGCCGTACTTCTGGCCATGCGCGCCCAGGTCGCTCCAGTAGGCGTATTTGATGGCGCCCACGCAGTCAGCGCAGGATTCGCCGGCGACGATATGCTTGCGGTAGGTGCTCATCCGGCTGTCGCCGTAGTGACTCGGGTACTGCTTGCGCTTGCGCTGCAGCAGATCTTCGGTGCATTTGTGGCCATGGGTACCGTACCAGTACTTCAGGATCAGATTCGTTTTGAGCCAGCCCAGTATCTGGTCATCCGTAAAAAGTTTCACCATGTGTTCCACCTCCATTTATGATTTGGGTATAAAAAGAGCGCCCCGTTAAGGAGCGCCCTGAACCATTTGGTTACCTGTCGTTGGCCGTCAAAAGCGCCGCCAGCAGGTAGCCCGCCGCGCAGCTGACCGGGATAATCCAGAAAAGATTCAATGCGTTGATCATATCATTCCTCCTTTTCTGCATACACTTCAGAAATCTTGTTGTAGGCTTGTTGTTCTAATGCATTCCAACAAGCATAATTGTCGTAGTATACATAGGCTTCAGCGTAGCGACCACGCGCGTCCCACCAGCCTGTTGGAATCGACTTTGTGGTGATAACGGTTTTCACCTCCCACTACACCGTTTCCTCATCTGCCTAAGCCTTGTCCGTCGCTTACGCTTCAGAAAGTTTACTCAGTTATTTCAGTTGCGGTCAGAGTACCGTTATCATCAACGGTAATCTTAAACCACTTATTGCTGCCCGCTGTGTTGGATTGCATTCGCAGGCTACCATTTCCACCCGTGCGTTTCAATCTAAGCACTCTTGGCGATATTTCAGTCAATGTGTTTGCGGTGAGGATCGCAGTCGTACCCGTTACCTTAAACTCTCGCAGGTAAGGAAAAGCATTATCACTAACAACGCCTGCAAATATTGGAGTGCCACCGTTCTTTCCAACATAAGGTAAAAGACCGGGGGTGCCCTCATTTACAATACCCGGAATGGATGCATACACCATTTGGTTATTTTCTACAGCCATTAGGATTTCACCGGAGGAGATGTCGGACTTATACCCGCCCTCTCCGTCCGCAACAATGTTAACCACAATATACGGGTTTTTAGTTTCCAATAGTTCAATCGGCATCTTTACTATTGTCAGACACGTTGCGACAATTTCAACACGATGTGTGGAACCATCAGTGACGCACAATATAATGCCGTTAGTTTCTATCGACCCAGCAAACGGCTCGCCAGTATCATCGCCTTCGCCAAATAAGCTCAAATTTCCAAATGCGCCGTCATTTTGCTTTACTTCATAAGACGTGCCGTCAAAAGTAATTGTCATTCCAGTTGTTGCGTCAATTTCTTCATCACACTCGACAAAACCAATTAACATGCCTATGCCGTATTCATCGTTAAACACAACATCCTGCTCGCCGAAAACCGTCTTACGTTCTCGCCGTTTATACCCATATCTGTCTTCCCACTTCGCCATGCCGCCAGCATCTGTTACAAGAAACTGATTAGGTGCGCCGCCCTCGGGAAGTCCAGAACCACCGCCGCCGTTCTCTTTGAGATTGTCTATTTCCTCAGTAAGTCGCTCAACACCCTCGCGCGCAGTCTCATCCGCGAGATGATAACCGTTGAGAGTTTTTATTTCGTTCATGTCATTTCTCCTTTCACATCGCATCAATTTCCTTATCAAGTATCTGACGGCGCAGTCGGTACCAGTTGAGGATCTGCGCAAGGTTGGACACACTGGTCATCGGAAGCATGGGCCACGCCTTCGCGTCTGCGTCATACAGCTGCGAGGGTATGCTGCCGATGAAATTGCTGAACACCGTCGCCACGTTGGCCTCTGACTTTACGCCCTCCCTCAGTTCTATCGCGCGGGCCTTCAGTTCCGCCGACATATTGCTGCGGATAAGCTCCATCATTTTATGCATGTCCGCATATTCCGCAAACGTAAAGCCGGCTGCAGGCGAGGAGATATTTTCAGCAGCATAATGCAGGCCGTATATCGAATCGCGGTCGTATGCGCTGAAGTACCACTTCACACCATCGAACGTGACAAGGATATAGTTCTTGTCGGTGCAGTCATTCGCGTTTTCATCGACAGTATGGATGTAATAGTCGATTGCGCTGGGAAGGTCGATGTACTTCGCCACCTCGTCAAGGTTGCCGTCGATCACAGACTGGATCGCCGTATTGAGGGAAGGCAGCACCCAGTCCGCATTGCTCTCGTCCTCGACATATTCCAGTTCAAAGTCGCCGTCCAGCGTGGCAAGCGCATAGAACTCCGTTGCGGCCACATGGGCGTCCGCGCACAGAATTGCCTTCGGGCTTCCGAACATCCAGCCGTCCTTGGGAATGTTGTGCGTGTACAGTCCGTGGAACTCGCCGTTCAGCATGATGACGCACGGGAAGCCGTCGATAGCGCCGCCGTTGACGAGGTTTGCCAGCTCGGTCGGCACACTCGCACGGCTCTTGACGATCTCGCCCCACAGCTTGCAGGAGCAGATGTTCCGGGCGTGGGAATGGTCGATGTAATTCGCCTTGAAGCAGTATTTCTTCTGCGCTCCCCAGCCGTCCCTGGCTTCAAATGCGTTGTCGAATTTGATGGTGTAATTCTTCTTTGCAAAGGACAGGGACGAGCTGCCCTGCCATTTGACCGTGCAGGTGCCATTCCGTTCGCCGTATACATAATCCAGCGTGACGGCATTGTCCTTGCTCATTCCGGTAGTATCGCCGGTCAGATACAGTATGGGCAGACCATAAGCAGACCAATCTACGGACAGCTGCTTCGCCACAGCTTCGGAAATGAGCGTCGCAACTGACTTTTTCGTAGTCGCCGTCAGCTTATCGCCGGATTCGGTGTAGATGTTGTTCACACCAGCGCGTGCGCTAAGCGTTACAGGCAGCGTGACCTCCTGCATGTCTTTCGCGTAAGGCTCATATTCTGTTGCTTCCGTGCCGGCCTCCAGCTGCATAGCGATGGTTCTGTTTTGATTAACCGTACCATTCACAACGGTTATGTATGCGTACACGTCACAGTCGTAGGGCACAACTATACTCTTAGCGGAGGGGACACCAACCGAACACGCCCAGCTTCTGTTCACCTCTCCCACTGTGACATTTACATTTGCATTCACATTTGTAGCGCTCAGAGTATAGGTACCTGCGAGCAGGTGCATCGGCGCTGTCGGCGGTATAAACTGAGGCCACGCATCGGCGTTAGCTGTGCCATTGAGTGTAACCGTTCCATCTGCGTTAGGCGTGTATGTTACATAGCAGTGTTCTTGATATTCGCTAAAGGGAGGCAGAAGGTTTTTACCACAATGCACCAGTGTCACCGCTTCAGCAGCTTCGCCTTCCACAACGATCTCCGTGCCCTCGTCACAATCCATCGTAATCAGCGTGCCTGACCTCGTGGTAGTCGTGCCGCCGCTGATTCCGCCTTCTTCCTTGAGTTCCTCAATCTGCTCCGCAAGCCGGTCAACTTCGCTTGCGAGAGCAACATCTTCGGGAGCAGGAGACCAGTCAGACGGCACATTGCTGCGCTCCAGCATAAGGCCGCAAATATACATCGTTTCGCCGTCTGCAATATTCTCGAATCGCGGAGTGCAGTCACCGTCTGCATAAATCTTAAACGTCATATGGACACGCTGCCACTCGGGCCCACACATATCGGTTACGGACGTATCATTACGGTCAGTATTTTCGCCGTAAAAAACGATCTCTGCGCCATCAGTGCGCTTGATCCAGGCAGAAAGGGTATATTCCAGCCCCGCCTTCAGCCTGACAGGCTGAGAGATGCCGCCCCATGCGGTGTTTTTCATCTTTACTGCAAGCCCATCATATGTCTCGCCGGCATCGATCCACTGCGGCAGCGACCAGTCCCAATTATTTCCGCTGAAATCGCCCGTTCCTAAAAAGAGGTTACGTCCGCCACTGCGCAGCGCGATGATTTTGCTCGCGACAGCGGAAGATCTGACGGGCTTTTCGTTGTCATAATCTACATTTTCCGCCACGTTGACGCGCAGCATACCGTTTTCCAGTACGAGCGTGTCATCGGTAGACTGGATAATCTGATCCGCAAGCCGGTCAACTTCCTCGCGGGCAGTCATATCCGCAATAGGATGACCGTTGAGAGTCTTTATCTCATTCATCATATCTCTCCTTTCATCCAAGAACAGCATTGCCGTTTTCGTCAACAGTCAGCGCCACCCCGGTGATAACTCCATTGCCGCTGTCATCCACCGTAAGCGACGCCCCGGTAATCACAGCATTGCCCTCGTCGTCCACAGTGATCTGCGCGATGACACTGCCGGTGGCAGTTACCCGGAGCACGCCGTCGACGATCTCAAGCCCTTCGCCCAGTGCAAGCGGCATCACGGCCCCATCGGGGCTCACATAAAGCAGCTTCCCCGCATCCGCAACCGGCTGCTGCTTGTCCAGCTTTGCGTCTGCGGTCATCGCCACCGCCGCCACATCCTCCTTCAGCTCAGCCTTCGCCGTCTGAAGATCCTCTGCCACCGCCGCCAGATCCTCGGCTACCTTGCGGTAATCCATGATCTCCGTCTCGGTGTACACATAATCATCCGGCTTCGCACGGGCGCGCACCGAAAGATATGCATTGCGCAGCGTCTGCCGCCCGTCTGCGGTGTGGACAACCGCCCATACCTTCAGCGTGCCGTCCCGCTGCAAAAGTCTGTTGGGGATATCCGCAGTCAGTATGCCTAAGGCAACTTCGACTGCCGGTACCCGCAGCGCGATGTTATCATCGGCATGGGCAAAATGCACCTCGCTGATCTTTTCACCGCAGCAGACCCGGACCGCAAGGCTACGGCCCGTGTCCCACTGGTAGAGCTGGTGCCCCTTGATCACCTCAAAAGTATCCATCTTATTCACCTCTCTTAATACGATACGCTCAGCTGCGGCAGTACATCGCCGCTGGAGCCTATCTTACAGTAGTTCGTCGAATAGCTTCTGCCGCTCATCACCTTGCCGTCGCCAGCACAGAGCATGAAGCCCTTTATCGTGCCGTTGGCCAGCGCCTGCGCGGCGGTCGTGGGCAGCGTGAAGGCCTTCGTCTCGCCGTTGCCGATGGTACCCAGCGCGCCGTAGCTTACCCGGCCCGAATTGGGATTGCCGGAAGCGGACGCGATGGTTATGCCGTACAGCGTCAGTGTGACCTCGCCGCTCTTACCCGAGCCTGCGGTGCGGGTGAGCGTCAGACTGGCGGTCTTGATGGTCTTGCCGCTGAAGGACGTCGTCGGGAACCAGAAGCAGCCCGACCACTCGCCCATGCCGCTGTAATAGCCCTGACGGATCACGTTGTCCTGATTTATCCATGCGCCCGACGCGCTGTACCAGGAATCGGTGGCGCTGGCCGTAACATCCACCGTTGTGGGCGTGGTCTCTACAGCAGGCGGCGTCGCCGCGTTGCCATTCACCGTGATATCGCTTGCCATAATGACCTGTCCGGCATAAGCGCCGTATGCAAATGTATCTGTATCGCACGGCATGGAGCCCGATGCATATATCGTGCCGCCTTCTGCCGCTATGCGGCAGTTGCCGCGGTTGTTGTATGCGCGGATGGTGCCGGTCTGCAGGGCGTACAGCGACCTCTCATGGTCGTACAGCTCACAGCCGTGCACATCGGCATGTGCGCCTCGGAACACGCGCACACCTCTGCCGTCGGAAACGCTCACGCCCTTGCCGGTGATCACGCAATTCTCGATTATGGCCATGGTCGCAGAGCCCGCACAGTCAATGCCCACGCCGCCGCTTGCGGAATCCACGTTCAGATACCGCACCAGCACCGGGCAGCCACTGTACATGATCTGCAGTTTGCCCACCAACTTCGCGGGGCTGATCTCGTCGCCGATGATGTATATGCTGCCGCTGCCGTATGCGCCCTGGAGCGTCACCGTGCCGTATTCCACGGTGCCTGCGGCCACATAT